CCGGCCTCCCTGTCTCCGGTGCGGAGATCATCAAGGTTGGTTGGCATAACAATGGGGTAGTCGTCTGCATCCCGGCGGCCGGATAGTCGAATCCGTGCAACGCGGGGAGAGCGGAGTGTTACCGGCTGGTCTCCGGTGCCTGGCATGGCGTTGCCGAGAATCAGCAAGCCAATGCCCAGCTGCCGTGCCTTAACCAGCCCGGCTTTCCAGACTCGACTGATTAGCAGCTGCCGGTTTGGTGCATCAAACCGCCGTAGAAGGGCCATCACGTGGAATTTAACGGTACCCAGCGTGATGCCCATCAGCATGCCGATGGCTTCGTTTTCCTTGCCTTCGACGATCCAGACCAGGACTTCGCGCTGACGTGGGGTCAGGGTGCGGCCTGGGTCTTGGATTTCGAATTCTGTTCCTGTGATGTTAGCCATAAGATGCCACTGCGTTATCAATATGACTTAATCGTAGACAATGGCTAACATCGCCGTCAATAGTGTGACAGCTATTTTTTACTATTTTGTGGTTATTTCGGGTGCAAGGGTGGAGGTATAGACGGGGTTTGGGGCACAAAAAAAGCCCCGGAGGTGTTGGCCTGCGGGGCTTTGGTGTATTGAGTTGGGATTAATCTTTTTTCGAGGCTACGAACGCCGTCAAAAGACCGCTCAGGGCTTCGGCCATCGCTGGGGTGAGAACTCGTGCAGCTGTTAGGTGAGAGATGTTGGCGACCAGCTTGGCGTGCTCTGGAGAATGCTTTGCAATTTCGGTTACTGGGTTCTCCAGTTCTGCATCCGGTTCGTCGGATTTTTTGGGCCCTTCTCCAAAGGCCAGCCACCAAAACCTGTAACCCGTTAGTTCCGCAATGCCTCGCAGATTATCTAGGTTGATAGATCCGCGGCGCTTCCAGTTCAGAACGGATGTTCTGGCAACACCAAGCCTTTCGGCGATCTCGTTCATGTTGAGAGGGCCGCTTTCGACAGCTTCTTTGAGCCTGCTGGCTCTGGCGTTTTCGGAATCATCTTTCATGAGCGTGATGTTAGCCTTTAACTAATTATCAAGTAAGTCACGCCGCTGGACATGACCATAGTCATTGGCTACTATCCAATAGCTAACAAGGGGGTATCCTATGGCTATAGAGATCGTAGAAAAGATTGCCGACTGCTTGGGCAGTAAGGCAGAGATGGCAAGAATCTGTGATGTTCGTCCGCCTAGTCTTCATGGCTGGGTTCGCATTCCCGATTGTCATGTCTTGAAGCTTGAGGCCGCCGTGAGAGCCAAGGGCGGTGATATAGATCGTTACTCCATGCGTCCTGACATCTTCGGCGAGTCTCCAGAGTCTACCGAGAGCAAGTCTGTCGCATAACTAACCGGGTGGATGGGGTAAGGAATGAGCGAGCAAGAGAGCAATCTCGATTACCAATATGGCCTGAGCGAGATCGCTGTTCAGATACCGGCGCCCGATGGTGTCACGCGAACAGTGCCAGGCCTGGCGCATGAAGCCAGTCCAGGGCTGGCAGTAACAATGCTCCCGTTCGGGGTGTTTCAGGTCACTCATGTCAACACAGGTCGCAAGCTCTGCAACAACTATCAGCGGGCCGCGTCTGCTTTGCTGGCTATGAGCCAGTGGGCGCTGATTGCGCATATCAGGGGCGCTTCATGGGCTGATTTGGGGCCAACTGGTGCCGCTGATCTTGTCACTGAGTTGAGCTCCGAGGCAGTGCCATTCGACGGGTGCACCAGCATCTCAAAAGGGGTGACTCGGAAAATGACCGTCGGTGAGTGGTTCCAGCATCAGCGCATTCCGATCTTTGACGAGTTTCCATGGGAGGAAGTCGATCCCTTTGAGCTGGCTATCGCCAATTTGGAAAAGATTGAGGTGCCGGCACATGAGTAACGAAAAGCCAATCTTGTTCAACGGCGACATGATCAGGGCGATTCTGGAGGGGCGGAAGACGCAGACGCGGCGGATAGCGAAAAATGTAGTCTTCGATTCTAAGTTTCGTAGCAAATGGAAAGCCGTTCACAAGCATACCGAAGTTGCCATAGATACACCGCCCGCGATGCTTGGTGATGTTTGCCCTTACGGCCAGCTGGGTGACCGGCTGTGGGTGCGGGAGGCTCACGCTTTCGTGCCGATGCCGGCCTATCGTTGCAGCACCGGTATCTATCAACAGATTAACCCTTCTGACGATTACGAAGCTTGCGTGTACCGGGAGAACTTCGACCGGGCGCGTAGCTTTCCGTGGCGGCCCTCTATTCACATGCCCCGCTGGGCCAGCCGGATCACGCTGGAGATCACCGATGTTCGGGTGGAGCGGCTGCAGGATATCAGCGCCGAGGATGCGCGTGCAGAAGGTTGCGAAAAGCCAGTCCTGCCGCCGGAGGTTCGAGGTGTGGCCGGAGACTTTGTAGCCGATGAGCGGACGAGCTTCGCTATTTTGTGGAATCGAATTAATGGCCGTGGCGCATGGAGCGCCAACCCCTGGGTTTGGGTAATAGAGTTCAAACGCATTGATCAGGAGGGCAAAGGCGATGAGTGATTACACAAAGCTTCCCCGCAACATTGCAGACTGCATGAGCCGGGCTGGATCGCCACTGAGTGAAGACCAAAAACTGATTTTAGCTGGGTACTTGGCGCCGGTTCAGGAAGATCTCGCCAAGGCCAAAGAAGAAAACGAGCGCGTCCGACAAGCAAACCTCCACACTATGGACGTTTTTGAGGACATGAAGGCGGCCAAGGAGCAGGCCGAGGCGCGGGTGGCGGAGCTTGAATCAGCAACTAACGAACATGAGATCAAGCGCCCACAACCACCAGTCGAACAGGAGGGCAAAGGCGATGGCCGGTCATAGATATTGGTACCGCCTTCATGTCCAGTGGCGGTTTGTTCATATTCTGCTCTGTGTTTGCCTGTACCTGGTTGTGGTCTCCCTGAGTGGGGATGGATATTTCTATACGGCGCTTTGGTTCTTCCCGCTGCTGCTCCTGATTCGTGGGGCCGATTTTTTGGCGCGCGAGGCTAGGGCTGAGATGCGAAAGCCGGGGGCCTGAAATGCGTTCACAGTGGAATGATGCCGAGGATGAAGCCCTACAGGGGCTTACGCCTGAGGCACAGGTGATCTACCTGCGGGGCTTTCGGCGGTATATGGATTACCGCACTGGCGTAGCCGGCGGGCCGGCGCGGAAGCTGTCTTACCGGGCTATGGCGGAGCTGATCGCCGTAGACCCGGATTGGGGCAGTCAGCGCAAGCGGGCGGAAACGCCAACCCTTGGCCGGGTGCGTGCCAGGGTGGCGGAGCTGGAGCGGGCCGGGCTGGTGGTGAACCATGGCTCCAGCCGTAGCCGGGGCCTTGTTTTTAAACTGCCGTTGGCTGACGCGGGATTAGTCCGTCCGGAAAAGGAACAACACAAGGAACAACACAAGGAACAACACAAGGAACCGCACAGCGGGAAAGTGGTTAACCTCCCGAAAACACGGGAAATTGTGCCGGTAGAGCAGGGCAGGAACGACACAGGGAGCAGCACAGGGAACGACACAAGGAACAACACACATCTGTTTAACTCTACTGGACTTAACTCTACTAACGCGGGCGCGCGCGATATTGAAGCCTGGCCCGACACCTTCCAGCCCCAGACTCCAGCAGAGTGGGGCTCCTTCCTTGGCCGGGAGCGGCTATGGGCATTCCATCGGGTCTCCAGGCCAAAACTCATTGCTGTGTACCAGTGCTGGACCCAGTGGGCCCTGAGTATTGGTGATCTCAGGCAGATCATGGCGTGTGCAGAAGCCAGCCTGGGGCGCATTCCAGATGGCCCGGAGTACTACAAGAACTTTGCTGAGGCCTACGTTACCGAGCGGGACAGGCTCAGCCAGAGCATCCAGAACAACCAACAGGGGAGTATCCATGGCGCAAGTGCACCAGATCCAGAGCGTCGTTCAAAACGTGACGAACGGGCTGCAGTCCAGAGGCAGCTCACAGACCCCGACTACGCAATCCACAACTGGTGACCGGTTCACGCGGGAGCAGAAGGCAAAAGCCGTGTTGTTCTTCAGCCGGCTCCAGTTGATCTATGGCCACAGGTTCACGGTTCAGTGGCCGGATGAGAAAACCATTAAGCTTGCCCGCAGGGAGTGGGCCCATGAGATCGACACCCTGACCGTGGATGAAATCGAGAAGGCCTTGCAGCGGGCGAAAGCGAAGCTCATTGAGGGCGATGGTGATTTCTACTGGCCTGATGTGGGGCGAATACTGGGGTTGGCCAGGGAGCATCGAGCCGCAGCCCATAAGGCGTTTCAGCCTGCGTTGCCAGCTGGTGAGGCGGTGGTAAGTGCCAGGCGGAAGATGGCCAGAAAGGGTCTGGCCAAAGCGTGGCAAGCCCTTGGAGGTGCCCATGCTGAGTGATACCCAGCAGCGGTTAACCGAGTGGGCCCGTTGGGTGCAAACCAGTGATAGCGGGCTGCGTATGGGGTACAACCGGGTGAGCCTGGTGCCGGCGGGCTCTGTTGCCATGCCGGTGTGCTCGGATGAGCAGGCCCTGATGGTAGACCGCGCCATTGCCCGCTTGAGGCAGCGAGATCAGAGCATGGCAGAGGTGCTGGTGATGGCTTACTCGTACGGGTTCAGCCTGACTCGCATTGCCCGTGAGGCTGGGATTGGCAGCCGGGAGCGGGCTCGGTACCTGTTGGGCGCTGCTGAATCATGGATTGATTGCGCATTGAGTTTCCAGAAGATAACGTGATGTTCAAAGTGTTGACATCCTGCATGCAGAAAACTACTCTCTTTCCCGTAAGGTGCAGGAAGTGCATCTGAGGACAGCACCGCAAACTCTCTACTGATACTCCTTCATACCCGGCCCAGCGCCGGGTTTTTTTATGGCTGGAATCATGAACAGACAACTCCTTCTGGAACAACTTGAGCGCCATGAAGGCCTGCGCCTGAAGCCATACCGGGACACCGTGGGCAAGCTGACAATCGGCTATGGCCGCAACCTGGATGATCGCGGGATCAGTGAGGACGAGGCCGGGTTCATGTTGGATAACGACATTGACCAGGTGGTGGCAGAGCTGGAGCGCCTGCCGTTGTGGCTGAGCCTGAATCCTGTTCGGAAAGTGGTGCTGGCCAATATGGCGTTCAATATGGGCGTGCCCACGCTGCTGGAGTTTCGGCGCATGTTGGGTGCCCTGGCTGAGAAGGACTGGGACAGAGCAGCTGCTGAGATGATGGACAGCAAGTGGGCCCGGCAGGTGGGTAGTCGTGCGGTGGAGCTTTCTGAACTGATGAGGCGGGGTGAGGCCCCGCAATGAGTGAGGATATGAGCGATCGTAGAGGCTGGCACGTTGATAAGGGCATTCCCATTGCGGTGATCATCATGGTGGTTGGGCTGGCCGTTTCCATTTCCCGTGATCAGTCCAAGCAGGATGAGCGGATTTCTCTGGTGGAGACGTCTGTTCACATGCTTCAGCAGGCGCGCATGAACGATCAGCAGCGGGCTGAAAAGAACTTTGATGAGCTCAAGCGAGACCTGCGAACGATGAACGCAAAGCTGGATCGCTTGATCGAAAGTGGTTATGGCCGATAGCCACCCGAACCCGGGCCAGTGGTGGTTTCACCGCCGCCTGATGGCTTATGCCAGCCTGCTGGGCCTGTATGTGATTCTGGCCCAGGTTCTGTTGGGTGGTATCTCTCCGGAGCTGGTACCGCTGGCACAAACCCTGTGCTGGGTGTTCAGTGCCAATCTTCTGTACTACTACGGCGGCAATGCCGTTGAGTACATCAAGGACCGCAAATGACTTTCAAGGTGAAGCTTCTGATTGTTGGTGTGGTGCTTGGGGCAGTTGCTCTGGGTGGCTGGACGGCTCGGGGGTGGTTTGAGGATGCCAAGCGCCTGGCTGTGGTTGAAGACAGGCAGGAGCTGGCAGAGCAGATCAGGGGCGATATCTCGGGCATTGCCAAGTCGGTGGAGTCGCGGCTGGGTGAGCTTCGAGCCAATGAGCGTGTTATTGATCGGGGAATCATTCGTGAGATTCAGAAGCCTATCTATCAGCGTGTGTGTGCTGAGCCTGATGTTGTCCGCATGCTCAACGCAGCCCTTCGGGGGGAATCTGTTGCCGGACCAGCAGAACCTGCTGGTGAGGTGCCCGCTGGTACCGGCACAGCTCCGGAACGGGCAGGGCGGTGAGATGGTGCTGGTGATTAAGGATGTTGCTGCTGAGTACCACGACTGTGCCACCAGGCATAACGGCCTTGTGGATGCATGGGAGCAGCTGAACTGATGCCTGCTGCAATCCCCAGGCAATGCAGGCAGCACACTTGCTCTGCCACTACCACTGCCCGCAATGGTTACTGTGAGGCGCACCAGGCTCTGGCCAGCGGCTGGATGGATGAGCGCAGAGGCTCCAGTACTGAGCGTGGCTATGGTGGCCGATGGCGCAAGCTGCGTGACCGAATCATGCGCAGGGATAAAGGGTTGTGCCAGCCGTGTCTGGCAATGGATCGTGTGATGCCGGCCGTAGCGGTTGACCATATTGTGCCCAAGGCTGAGGGCGGTACCGATGGAGACGAGAACTTGCAGGCTATTTGCAAGACTTGTCACAAACTGAAAACTGAAAACGAATCCAAGCGGGCGCGGGCAAAGCTGCGGGCCCGGGGGCGGGGTCAAAACTTTCCAGCGTGAAGGTGCTCGACCGCTACCTATCCGTGATTTTTTCTGATGGCAAAATTGAGGTAGGGGGGGTATCCGAAAGGGTGCCCCTTTTTTTATGACTGCAGGACGTAGACCAAAGCCA